CGACGTCGGAGATGGCGCAGGCGTGTGGCGCCCTGTTTGACGACGCACTGGCCGACGACCTGCGGCATCTGGGCCAGTCGATGCTTGACAACGCGCTGCGGGCTGCACGTAAGCGTGACCGTGGCGACACGTTCACCTGGTCGCGCCAGTCTGGCGGGGACATCTCCCCACTGGTTGCGGTGACGTTGGCGCTTCACGGACATGCCGTCCACGGCTACGAGAACGCCGCGCCCGTATTTGCGTATTGACTTGGAGGCCACGGTGTCCGACATGCTTTCTACCTTGCTTGAGCTGGCAGGCCTGGTGCTGATCTTGGCGGCGCTGTGGATGATCTGGGTACCGCTTGCGCTCCTTGCTGCCGGCCTGACGTGTGTTGCGGCCGGGTTCGCGGCTGGTGACCGCCGATGAGTGTCATCCGACGGCTCATCCCTAAGCATGAACCGGAGGTGCGGTCGGGACTGCCTCGTGGTCTGCCGGTCTGGAACGTGCCGAACACCAAGTCGGGCCAGGTTGTCACTCCCGAGACTGCCGCCCGTTCCGCCGCCGTCACCGCCTGCCAGCGGGTGTTGACGACGACGGTGGCGTCACTGCCGGTCGATGCGATCCTGATGTCCGGTTCCCGCCGCCTGGAGGTGGACCCCCAGCCGGCCATCGTCACGTCCCCGTCGAGTGTGGTGCGCCGTCGGACCTGGGTCGCGCAGGTGATGAAGTCGATGGTGTCGGCCGGCAACGCCTACGGCCAGGTCACCGCCTACACCGCCCGCGGCTTCCCGACCCAGATCGAGACGCTGCACTACCGGTCCCTCTCGTGGCTGCCGACGTCTAGGGGCCTGAAGCCTCACGTCGACGGCATCGAGCACGACCTGTGGCCGCTCGGTGACATCGTCCACATCCCGGCGTCACCGTTCGTGCAGCCGGGCTCGCCGCTCGCCGACTCGCCCATCGAGCTGGCGAAGAACGCCATCGGCACGGGTCTGGCTGCTGAGGAGTTCGGCGCCCGGTTCTTCGGCGACGGCTACCACCCGACCGCGATCGTCTCTTCCGACAACGAACTCAACGCCGAGCAGGCCACGGCCATCAAGAACGTCGTGAACGGGATGCGCCAGAACCGGGAGCCCGGCGTGTTCGGCTCCGGCTTGTCGGTGGAGTTCCCCGAGATCAACCCGTCCGACTCGCAGTTCATCGACCTGATGCGGTTCGAGGTCGAGCAGGCGTGCCGGTTCTTCGGCGTCCCACCGTCGATGGCATACGCCGCTGTGTCCGGCCAGAACGTCACCTACGCGAACGTGTCGCAAGCCGACCTTCAGTACCTCAAGCATTCGCTCGGCATCTGGCTCCTCGACATCGAGGACGCCTGGTCTTCCTGGATTCCCAACGGCGAGGTCGTCAAGTTCAACGTGGACGCCCTGCTCCGCATGGACGCAGCCGGGCGGCACGAGCTGTACGCGGTGCGGCTCGCCAACAAGACGATGTCCGTCAACGACGTCCACGCACTCGAAGACGAACCGCCCGTCACCGACCCCGAGTTCGACAAGCCGGGCGTCCCCGGCGGTGCACCCGCCCCTCAAGGAGGCGCGCTATGAAGGCACCCAAGAACAACCTGTGCCGCGCGGCCTCGTTCGAGCTGCGTGCGACCGACGACGACGGCCTCACCCTCGAAGGGTATGCGGCCGTGTTCGACGACCCGACCCGGATCGAATCCTGGGAAGGCACCTTCGACGAGACCATCGCCCGTGGCGCGTTCGCCAAGACGATCAACGAACGCAAGCCGGTCCTCCAGTTCGACCACGGCCACGACATCGCCACCGGTTCAGTCCCGATCGGGGCCATCGACGAGCTGCGTGAGGACGACCACGGGCTCTTCATCAAGGCCCGCCTGCACGACAACACCCGTGTCGAGCCGGTCCGCCAGGCCATCGCGTCCGGTGCCATCGACGGTATGTCGTTCCGCTTCCGGGTGACCCGTGAAGAGTGGGACGAGACCGGCGACACCCCGCAGCGCACTATCCGCGAGGTCGAGCTGTTCGAGCTAGGACCCGTCGTGTTTCCCGCCTACGCATCGACCACGGTCGGTGTCCGTTCCCTCCTCGCCAACCTCGACGGGGACGACCGCTCACGCCTCGTCTCCGAGCTTGTCCGCGAGATCCAGTCTTCGTCCGACGCCGCCCTTGCGGGCACCTCGGGCACCACCGCCGCGCCGGCCTCAGGCCACCCGACGGAGCCACGCCGCAGCCTCGCTTTGGCTCTGGCGCAGTCCCATTCTCTCAGACTCCGAAGGAGTACCTGACATGAAGTTCCTTGACATCTTGCGAGCCAAGCTCGCCGAGCTTGAGGAGACCCGTAACGGGCTTCTCGACGAGCTCGACACCATCACTACCGCCGCCGCCGACGAAGAGCGTTCCGAGCTGTCCGACGAGGAGGAGACCCGGTTCGCCGAGGTCCGCTCCGAGATCGACAAGCTCGACGACGCCGAGAACGACGAGTCCATCCCGTCGCTGCGTTCGCGCATCGAAGAGCTGGAGACCGTGGAGGCCAAGCGCACCGTCGCAGCCAAGGTCCCCCAGTTCATCCGCAAGACCGACCCGGTCGACGTCCTTGAGGACCGCACCGCCAGCCCCGCCCAGATTGGTGACGCCGTCGTGCGTTCGATCGGTGAGCGTGGCATCGACGAGGCACCGGCCAAGACGCTCCTGCGCCGGCACCGGACCGACGTCGCATGGGCACGGAACCTGCTTGCCCGTGCGGGTGACGTGTACGCCGACGCATGGCAGAAGTACGCCACCGGCCGTGAGATGGAGCTGACCGCTGAAGAGCGTGCCGCCCTGTCTGTCGGCTCCAACACCAACGGTGGTTTCCTGGTTCCGACGTTCCTCGACCCGACCGTGATCCTCACGAACGACGGGACGTCCAACGCCATCCGGGCTATCTCCCGTGTCGTGACCCTCACGACCGGCAACACGTGGAACGGTGTGACCTCCGCAGGTGTCACCGCCTCATGGGACGGCGAGCTTGTCGAGGTGTCGGACGACTCCCCGACGTTCGGGGACACGTCGATTTCGACGTACAAGGCGCAGGCGTTCGTGCAGGCGTCCATCGAGGCGTTCGAGGACATCGACGGTCTCGCCAGTGACGTGCTGGCGATGTTCGCCGACGCCAAGGACCGGCTTGAGGGCGCAGCCCACGCGACCGGTACCGGCAGCCAGCCCACCGGGATCTTCACTGCCCTGGATGCCAACACCAACGTCGAGATCGTCTCGACTACGGCGGCGACCATCGGCAAGGCGGACCTCAACGCCCTCTACACGGGCGTCCCTGTCCGTCACCGCCGCAGCTCGACGTGGCTGATGAACCCGACGTACGCGTTGGACATCCACGACCTCGGCACGGCCGTGTCGGCGACCTATTCGGGCGACCTGTCCGAGGGTGCTGCCGGCACGATCCTCAACCGGCCGGTCGTCGAGTCTGACGATGCGCCGTCCACCCAGACCACCACGGTGAAGGACAACGAGATCGTCCTCGGCGACTTCTCGAACTACGTCATCGTGGACAAGCCCGGATCGACCGCGATCGAGTTCATCCCGCACCTGTTCAACACCACCACCAACCTGCCCGATGGCCGGCGTGGCTGGTACATGCACTTCCGTTCGGGCGCGGACAGCGTGAACGACCTGGCGTTCCGTCTCCTCCAGGACAAGACGAGCGCCTAGCTCGCGGTAGTAGGGGCGACCGGCCCGGCAGGGTGCCGGTCGCCCCTAACCCTGCCAACCCTGCCGCATCAAGGAGTGACCTGCCATGCCTATCGTCCGAGCAACCGAATCTGTCAGCGTCGTCGACCCCACCATCATCGACGGGGACGGCAACCCGACCGGAGCACGAACCGTCATCAGAGAGGACGCCGCCTACGACTCCAAGGACCCGCTGGTCAAGGAGTATCCGTGGGCGTTCGTCGCTGACGTGGAGCGGGCGACGAACGCGCCGGGCGAGAAGCGCAACGTCGTTCGCAAGTGAACGCCGGGACGGTCACGGTCGGTTTCCTGCATCCCGGCAACTACTCGGCCTGTTTCGCCGAGTCGCTGACAGACCTGCTACTCCACGACCTATCGAACCGGCAACGGATCGTCTCGCACGCTCACGGCAAGATGGGCAAGGAGTGCGGGTCGGGCGGGATCGTCGCGGGCCGCAACGCGGTCACGAAGGCGTTCCTCGACGAGTCCGAAGCCGAGTGGCTGTTCTTCATCGACTCCGACATGGGGTTCGCTGCGGACACTGTCGACCGGCTTGTCGACGCTGCTGACGTGACGGAACGGCCGGTGGTCGGCGGACTGTGTTTCGCCATGAAGACGGACGGCCGCTCTTCGTTCTATGGCGTCCGCTACCGGGCCACCCCAACCCTGTACGAGTTCGCCGACCTGGAGGACCGGGTCGGGTTCGTGCCGATGTTCGACTATCCACGTGACGAGCTGGTTGCGGTCGCCGCTACCGGTGCCGCCTGCATCATCATCCATCGTGAGGTCGCCGAGACCGTCCGCTCCAAGTATGGGGAGGTGTGGTGGGACCCGGTCCGCCATCCGTCCGGGACCACGTTCTCGGAGGACCTGTCGTTCTGTGTGCGGGTCGCCGGTTGCGACGTCCCGATGTTTGTGGACACGTCGGTCAAGACGACGCACGACAAGGGTTCCACGTTCCTCGACGAAGAGTTCTACGACACGCAACAGATGGTGCGAAAGTTGACGGCCGTTCCGACATGGGTGGTTATCCCGTTCAAGGACCGTGCCGATCTGACCCGTCCGCTGCTGGGCCAGTTGCTGGGTCAGGACGTCGACCGTGTGCTGCTGTACGACAACGGATCGAACCAGGAGACGAAGGATTGGCTTTCGACCGTCGATGATCCTCGCGTCGAGGTGGTCGACGCACCTGACATGAACCTCCACCAGATGTGGAACGACGGGCTGGACCGGGCTGCTGCTGCGGCCCCCCGCTGCAACGTCGCCATCCTGAACAACGACCTTGCCGTGCCGCCCGACATGCTGTCGACGCTGGCGAAAGCGTTGCGTGCCGACCCGGCGCTGGCGGTTGTGTGCCCGAACTATGACGGCCGTGACGGTACGGGTGTGGAGTACGTCGACGACATCTGCTCTGGCCGTTACGACGGTACGGGCGGGCTGGCCGGGTTCGCGTTCATGCTGTGTGGCGAAGCGGCATACCGGTTCCCGACGGACCTTGCCTGGTGGTATGGCGATAGCGACATGATGATGACCGTTCAGAAGGCTGGCGCCCGCGCAGGCATCGTCCTGGACGCGACGGTCGAGCACGTCAACGGCGGGTCGCAGACCGGCGATTGGAATGCGATGCGAGACGTGATCGCTGCCGACCGTGAAACGTTCCGGGCCAAGTGGGAAACGGAAGGGGTGACCTGTGGCGACTCTTGACATCCTCACGTTGGCCGAAGCTGTCAGGGCGGCGCTTGGTGTTGACAC